AAAGTAGCAAAAAAGAAAAAAGTAGTGAAGAAAGTTGTTAAGAAAAAGAAACCTGCGTCTTCAACAACGAAAGTCAAAGCTAAATCCGCAGGAACAATTCGTACATCTGTTCGTTTGAAAATCCGTAACAGAACAGATAAAACAGTAACTCTTTTCAAAGTTGAAAAGTCTGGGCTGACGAAAGCCATGAATGATTCCTTCTTGAAGGAACTCAAAGGTGCGTTTCCGACAAAGCCGATCCGGGGTGGAAATAAAACGCAGTTGATTATCAAAATCGATAAGAAACCCGTCTACAATGCTAAAACCCAAGTCGGTGCTTCGGAAGAAAAAGCACTCAAGAACGTATTGTTCAACTAAGAAAGGAGTTGGGAGAGGGGAATAAGTCGATAACTGATTCCAGATCAGAGGTGGGTCCTACCTCAGTGTCCTTCAACTCCCCTCTCCCAGTCTTATCATGAATTTTGAATTCGTTTGCCAAATAGCTATACCAATTTTTTCAGGAACCGGAGTCTACTTTGTAGCTAGAAAAGACGAAGCAAAGAAATGGGGATATGTTTTTGGTCTAGCTTCGCAACCGTTCTGGGCATACACTTTAATCTATCATAAGCAATGGGGTCTTTTTCTTTTATCCCTCTTTTTCACTTTTCAATGGTGTAAAGGAATTTATAATTATTGGATTCAACCTGAAAAAAGAAAAAAGTTACTAGAAGAATTATTTCCTCCCGGATCTATTAAACACGCAAGTGAAATGATAAATCCTTTTCTATGGACATATTGCAATGGAGAAGAAGGAACACCAGATTTAAGACCGGAGCAATATTATGTCTATAAATGGAGAGAATATAAGGAGAAAAAAGATGAAACTGCAATCCATGAAGCACTTGAAGAAAATAGATCCTGATAATTTTCCTGCGGGAGACAAACTAGAAAATATGCTGCGTCTTCAAAAAGAATTAAATCAATCTGTTTACCCGAAGGTGATGAATAACTTAGGTATTCTTTCTTCGGATGAAGAAGTAGAATGGTTGATGTCCCACGAAGAAGTAAGAGAATGGTTGATGTCCCACGAAGAAGTAAGAGAAAAACTTTCAAAAGAATATTTATTAGCCATTATCCGGGAAGCATGCGAAGCATTAGATCTTTTGAATTCTAAAGCTTGGAAAGATAAAAAGCATCCTATCGACCTTCACGAATTCAAATACGAACTTATTGATAAGCAACACTTCTTAAATTCCCTTTACGATATTTGGGAAATGAGTGCTGATGAAGTATTCGGTATCTTCATGTCTAAATATCGAGAAAACGTAAGGAGGCATAAAGATGGCTATTAAAGATGTGAGTAATCAAGAACACTATACGTCTTTTCCAATTCAGGTCATGGAATTTTGTTTAGTGAATGGGTTAAATTGGTGCCAAGCAAATGTCGTAAAATATATTTGTCGATATCCCAGAAAAAATGGAATTGAAGATTTGTGGAAAGCGGTCGATTATTTATTCGCATTAATCAACTGGTTAGAAACAGGAAAGTTTCTTCCTCCTAGTGAACTAGATTATACGATATATCGAAGAGGAAAACATTGGAGATGAAAAGGGTTATCGTTCTATTGATAGGTCCTACTGCTTCAGGGAAATCAACTATAAGAAAATATTTATTCCCAGAACCGCACGACTATCATAGTGCCTTTCAATTTAGTGTCCTATATTCAGACAAGAAAAGAGGTATGCTGGGAGGAGGAAAAACAGGTTCTGAGATAGTTCGTAGTATGTATATGTTCGGGAATTCTTTAGAGCACGGATTGTACGAATGTCGGTGTTCTGTTATTCTTGTAGATACCGTTCGCATATCTGAAAGTTGGTCTAAATTATTGAATTCATTTGAAGATATTCATTTTCGTGTTTTGGCGGTACATCTAGATTACGATTTGAAAGTTCTTAGAGCTCGGTTAAGGAAAAGAAGAAAAAGATTAAATCTTCATCCTTTACTTAACGCTTCTTGCGTTAGAACTCAGAATCATTATATAAAGACCACGAATAAGGCGGTAGAAGGATTGAAGAAAGATTGTAAGAAGAAAGTAACTTTTCTGAGATTCTCTGATCCTTCTGTGAAGCCAAAAGAAATTGCTAAACGTATCGAAAAAGAAATAACAAAGTTGAGGAGGAATCAATGAATGGTGTAATCATAAATCCAAATTCTGTTAATTCGGTAATTGCTTCTTCCGGAATAGCACACTACCTTTCTAAGAAATTCAATATTCCGATATATGGAAAACATAACTACAGAGAGCTAAAGAAAAAGAAATTTGATTATTTGTTCCTTATGAATTCCGGATTCGGCTGTGTTCAGGATCAAGATTTCGGTCCGTGGATACCGGATATGGTGATGCGAAGCAAGAGACCGATACTGGTAGCAAATGACTATAAACTTTTATATCCGTGCGGATACACCCGACACATCTTACCGAAGCAGTATCTATACTGGTCCACCGTTCCAGAATATAGCGGTAAGTATTGCGAGGGAGTGATTTACGTGAATTGGAATAAGCTGACTTATCGACCTCAGAAAATTAGAAATCCTAAAGTTCCCGGATGTATTTACTGGGGAGCATACCGCCAGCACAGAATAGAGTACTTTGAAAAGTATTTGAATTCTAAATTCGTAACGATATCTACTTCCAAAAGAGCGTTAAAGGGGTTCGAAGAAAGTTGTCCAAAAGCAAAAAAGATAGACAACTTGGAAAAACTCTATTATCAAATTCAAGATTATTATTGTACGCTCTACATTGAAGATTATACCCGAAAATATTGTTCTCCTGCAAATAGATTCTACGAAGCAATATCAGCGGGAATACCCATGTTCTTTCAGCCGGAAAGCGTAGAACACATGGAAGAAGCAGGATATGATGTAAGACCATTCGTCGTAGAGAATTCTTACGAACTGTTTAATCGGATAATGGGAATTTCCTACGGTGGTAATGCGACTAGAAAAGCACAATTAAAATGGAGACGCAATTATATTAAAGAACTGGATAAAGAAGTAGACGAAGCCATGAGGAGAACATAATGAAAATATTGGACTTTTATAAATTTATTTACGAAAGGCAACGCGTCTGGTATAATAAAGAACACCTAAAAAAGCCACGTCCTTGGACAAAAGATCACAGACTTCATACATTCAAATTCTGCAACGTCTATCGTGAGCTCGATAAAGGAACCGTTCATCTCATTGACAATGTAATTAACAAGAAGATTCCTCTGGAAGATAAGATATTTAATGTTTTAATCTACAGAAGATTCAATACTCCTTATTTCTTTGATCAATATGGAATAATTTCTTGGAATCCATTTCCGGTTAAATCACTAGAAAAAATAATGAGGAGAGATAAGAGTAAGGGAATTAAATTGTTCAACGATGCTTACATGATAACCTGTCCTTCTTTTCACGGTAAGCTGATACGAGAAAAACATAAACTCCAACTCGCAATATTTAAAGAAGTCGTTCCCCTTATTCCTTCCATAACAAAAGCAATAAAGAAAAGCAAAAATCTACAATCCGTACATACACTTCTAAGGAATTCCGTATTCGGAACAGGAGATTTCATAGGTTATCAATACGTAACGGACATCACTTATTTCCCAGAATTCAAAAACAAGTGGGATTTGAACAGCTTCGTTGCTCTTGGTCCAGGATCTAAGCCCGGAGTTAGATTACTATTTCCAAAAGCTAAAGAAAAAGAATTGTTGAAATGGTGCTATTTTCTTCACGAAATGCAGGCAACATTCTTCAGAGAATTAAAAGAAAAGACAGGAAAGAACTGGTTGAAGATCCGATACAAAACTCCCTATTACGACAGTAAGTATTTATCGCTTTCAAATATTCAAAATTGCCTTTGCGAATTTAGAAAATATATTATGCTAGATTTAGATCCCGATAAAAGAAAACGATACTACAAGAAAGGAGCGAAATGATGGTGGATTATTACGAAAGGAAAATTAAAGACGCTGTAAAAGAAGTAATTTGGAAGGCGATGATAAAAGCTAATCCGGAACTCAAAAAGTCTGAAAATCCCTATGCTGTTGGAGAATTTTTAGATAGTGAAGCTAAGTTCGTAAGAGAATTAACAGACGAAACATTAAAGAGAATATTAAATCTTCAAGGAGCGAAAACGCAATGAAATACTTTGAACTCTTAAAAGAAATATACGAAACAGGAGAAACAGTTGGTCCAAGAGGATTAGAAACTCGAGAGTTGCGAAACGTGGTTCTAGATGTGGACACGTATAATGCTGTATCAGTTCCAGTCTGTAGAGATTGGCAAGACGTAAGAAAATATCTATATGCCGAACTCGCTTGGTACATGTCTGGAGATAGAAAATTAGACAAGATTCGCCCATTTTCCAAATTCTGGGATAAGATAGCTAATCCCGACGGTACTATCAATTCTAATTACGGGGATTTGGTATTCTACAGAAAAAATTCTCTAGGAATGACTTCATTTAATTGGGCTTTGATTTCTCTTTTATCTGATCAAGATACCAGACAAGCCATAATTCTCTATAACGACAGGGAACTTTTCTACAAAGGAAATAAAGATTTAATTTGTAATCAGTATCAACAGTTCTTTATCCGAAATAATGTTCTAGACTGTACCGTAACTCTTCGTTCTTCTGATGCCATTTACGGTCTTACATTCAATATTCCTTGGTGGAGTTTTGTTCACCAGAGAATGTATTTGATGTTGAAGAAATCAGAGTATCCAGAACTTCAATTAGGTAAGATAACCGCTTTTATAGGCAGTTCTCATATCTACCAAAATAAATACGAACTCGTTAAAGAAATGCTTAACGGAGAAAAAGAATATCGTTGGCTTTCATTAATCGTTGCTCCTCCGATTGGAGAAAGTTTTGAATTTTACGATTATTTCTTCAAAAGGAACTTTATCGAATCATGAGACTCTGGATAGAAAAACTTCAAAGAGAAATATATTTCTGGCTTCCAGAATTCAAATATCAATATGTTGAATGGCTAGAAAAACATTATCCGTACGATAAAGAAGGAAAGAAGATATCGTGGAACAAAAGAACTAAGAAACAATTGAAAGCAATTTACATAAAGAAAAGAATAGAATATGAAAGTACTGCGTCCTCATCAAATTCAGTGCCTCAAGTACGCTGTTCCAAGAAAAGAAATAGCCCTGTTCATGGAAATGCGTCTAGGAAAAACATTAGTCGGAATACGATGGGCAAAGAAATGGGATCTTCGCAACTCCGTTTTGACTTTAGCTCCTAAACCTGTTCTTCCTCCCTGGGAATCAGAGTTGCAAGGGGAAAATATTTCTTCGATTATTCCTGCTGGCAAATTAGAAAAGCGGTACGATCAAGCAGAAGAATTTTTAAGTAAGGGATGGGTCTTGATGAATTACGAAGCGATAACATTGTGTCCTGCTATTTTAGATCTTCCTTGGAAAGGATTAATTTGTGATGAATCAACGTACATACGAAATCCGAGACCGAACATAACGAAATTCTTAATTAGGAGAACCTCGCACATAAGATTCAGAGCCATACTTTCGGGGCTTCCAGATCCAGAATCTACAACGGATTTCGTTTGTCAGTTCATATTTCTTAACGGAGAATTCATGGGGCATACAAGCTATTGGAATTGGAGACATCGGTATTGTTATCCTTGCGGATTTGGTTGGGAAGTGAAAAAGAAATCTATCCCGCTGATAAAACAAGCAGTAGAAAAAAGAGCTTTTGTTCTGACTCGTAAAGAAGTGAACATAGGATCAGAAAAAATATACGAACAGAGATTCGTAGAAACGAATTCTAAACAAAGAAAACTCGCTACGCAAATATCTAAAGACTACGAATATCAATTCAGAGAAGATAAATGGATAACGAAATACGCTCCGGTGATGTATATGGCTCTCTCCAGAATCTCGGGAGGATTCACTCCCAATGATTCTCTTGTTTCAGATAAGAAAATAAAAGAAGTGAAAAATTTACTGGCTTCAGAGCTGAAAGGTCAGAGAGTCGTAATATGGTTTCGATTTAATCACGAATTAAAACAAGTTAGAAAAGAATTGAAAAAGAAATGGAACGTGGGTATCTTCACCGCAAGTGAAAAATACGGTACGAATAAAGATATGACTCTGTCTAAGGATATAGATGTAATGTGTGCTCAAGCCAAATTAGGTCAAAGAGGTCTTCCGTGGTATGATTCTTCCGTTATGATTTTCTATTCTAATTACTACGATTACGAAGTTCGTGCTCAGTGCGAAGACAGAGGTATTCATCCTCTCAAAAAAGAACCCTATTTAATTATAGATTTAATATCTGAAAATACAATAGACGAAGAAGTTATAAAGATTCTTAAGAGTAAAAAGAAATCTGGATTTATGGAACAACTAGATAATGCTTGGAGGTTAAGAAATGAGAAGAATAACAATAGACCCCGGAGTAAACGGAACAGGGTACGCAATCTGGGATAAGAGATGGAAACTTATTTCTTACGGAATAATCCGAGGTAAGAGTAAGAACTGGGAAAAGCGGATGGTGGAAATATCCAAGCGTTTGAAAACCCTTGTGGGAAAATGTCGAGTGACAACCGGATACATAGAAAAACCCAAAAAATTTCAGGGGGTTTTTGGAGGAATGGTAGCAGATAGGGGAGATCTCGTTAAATTATCTATGTTCGTGGGATTCTGTAGTGGTTTTCTTATGATCCCTATGGAAACTGTAGAAGTTATCAAGTGGAAAGGTCAACTTCCTAAAGACATCGTAGAAAAAAGAGTTAAGAAACTATTGCCTGAAGCAGAAGATGCAAAAAGTCACGCAATAGACGCAATTGGAATTGGACTATATTTATCTGGGAGGTTCTAATGAAAGCAAAAGTAAGAAAAAAAGCGGTTCTTCGTAAAAAGAAATTCTACGACTACAAAAGAGACGGAGTAACTCAGAGTCTATTGATAACATGGATGACTTGTCGTATGAGAGCCAAGTGGTTTCTTGAAGGATGGTCTTCTGGAAAAGTAAGAGTTGCTTTAACCTTTGGAACCATTGTTCACGGAGTATTGGAACACGTCTACAATCTAGTCAGGAAAAAGAAAATCACCCGAATTCCTAATGCGAAGTTGATATCTAAAATAGTCAAGAGAGTAGAGAGACAATGGCTAAAAGAAAATCCGGGGGTAGATTCTAGAGCGTTAGAAGATTTGGATATGTGCTGTCTTATTGCCGAAGCCACACTCCCAGAATATTTTAGATTCTGGTGGAAAAAAGATTCTAAAGAAATAACGTGGCAAAGATTGGAACAAAAGTTTTCTATTCCATTTGTAGATAAAAAAGGAAGGAAGACTTTAATTCGTGGGAAAAAAGATGGAGTATTTGGAGACGATGTACTAAGACTCTTTGAAACGAAAACGAAATCTAAAATAAATTTAAGTGATTTGATGGATACGCTGTTCTTTGAATTTCAAGTTTGTTTGTACTTATGGGCAGTTAAAAGAACCTATAAGAAAACTCCAAAAGGAGTTTACTACAATATTATACGAAGATCCAGTTTGAGAAAAAAGAAAGGAGAGTCTAAATTACAATTCAAAAATAGGATAGCGGAAGATGTAAAGAAAAGACCAAGATTCTATTTCGTTCGTTTGAAAGTTGCCGTCACTAAAAAAGATATGGCTGTTTTTGAATCGGAATTTGAAAATATCATTACAGAATATATTGATTGGTGCGAGGGCAAATTAGGAACGTATAAAAACACTTCTGCATGCTCAAATAAGTACGGAAAATGCAGTTCTCTTGGACTGTGTTCTAAACAAGATTTCTCTTCGTATAAAAAGAGAAAAGTAGTATTCAGAGAACTGGAGGATATGTGATGGAGCCGACGCTGTTAAATCGGATAAAATTATGGTGGCATTGCTTAATTCACTTTCATTGTTCGTATGAAGTATGCGTACAAATAGAATATCAACCTTGGACAAAGAAAACCCTAGTGATATGGTGCAACGATTGTTCGTACCCAGAAAAGGAGGAAAACGATGGGAAAAGTTACAGTAGCAAGAACAGGTTCAAAGAAGAGACTGATAAAAAAATCCAAAGTCACTTATAAACTTCCGACAAAACTTTCTGTTCCGATTGAAGACTTAGGAGGATACGTTCTTTTAATTTACGGAAGAAAGAAAATTGGAAAGACCAGTCTCGCTTCTATGTTCAGTTCAGAGGGGAGAAAGGTGCTGTTCTTATTCTTCGAACCCGGAGGAAAAGGATTACGGTTGTATCAAGAGGATGTTTCAAATAACTGGAAAAAATTCAAATCTTTGATAAAGCTTTTAGAAAAAGACGAAGAGTTTTCTACAGTTGTAATAGATACAGCAGATTATGCGTACGATGATTGTCTCAAGCACGTATGCTACGAATTAAACATCTCTCATCCTGCAGAAGAAGGGTACGGGAAGGGATGGAACGCTGTAAAAACAGAATTCGTAGAAACGATACGGTTGCTTCTAAAATCAGGAAAAGGGGTAATATTCATATCTCATCAAAAAGAAGTTGAAGAAGAAACAAGAGACGGAGAAACCTATAACAAGACAACGAATACATTGTCCAGACAAGCAAAAGAAGCAATAGAAGGTCTGGTTGATATATGGGCTAATTACGACTATGAAGGAGACAAAAGGGTTCTGACAATTTTAGGCGATAACGAAATTGATGCGGGTCATCGTCTAAAAGAACGGTTTAAGTATACCGACGGAACTCGTATTCGTAAAATCCCTATGGGTTCATCAGAAGAACAGGGATATAAGAACTTCATAGACGCATTTAACAATGAATCTGTGAAAGGAGGTAAGGGTGAAAAGAAGTTAAAGAAGAAACTAAAGCTTCCAGTTAGGAAAAAAGTAAGAAGACGTAAATAAATCCAGTTAAAAACAGGAGGAAAAGAAATGGGAAGTTTCAAATCAAGATTAGCTAAGTTGAAAGGGTACAAAAAAGCATCAGACGAAGCAGAAGAAATGTCCAGTCGTTTACCGGATGGAAGATACGAAGCGGTAACCGACGGTGCCAAGTTCCAAGATTCAAACAAGGGTGCTCTCCAGATTGTTCTCAACTGTAAAATTGTGAACAACGAAGAGTACGAAGATGAAGTAATTCCTTCATTCATGGGATTAGAAGGACAGTCTCTAAGATTTACCCTTGCTACTCTTAGGAGATTAGGGTACGAATTAGATGGTGATGATCCTACAGAACTGGAGGAAATAATCAAAGACCTTAACAAGTCCTCGATAGGTATCACCTTGAAAGTGAAGGATGGATACGCTAATGTTCAAGGTCTTTCTGAGGAATACGAAGGATCAGAAGTTGCTGAAGACGAGGAAGAAGAAGGAGAGGAAGAAGAGTCTGAAGAAGATGAAGACGAGGAAGAAGAAGAAGAAGGAGAAGAGTCTGAAGAAGATGAAGACGAGGAAGAAGAAGGAGAGGAAGAAGGAGAAGTAACCGAAGGTATTGTCGTTGCTTGGACAGTTAAGGGCAAGGAACGTACCGGAACCGTTATTGAAATCCTGGAAGATGAAAACAAGGCTCGTATCGAAAAGGAAGATGGTTCTATCGTTAAAATAAAAATAGACGACCTTGAAATTATCCCTTCAGATGAAGAGGGGGCGGAACCTGAAGATGAAGAAGAGG